AAATGTGGGAGCAGGTTAACGGTCGATGGGTTGAATCTGACCTGTTCTTGGGTTTGAAGTTCTCTCAATTGTCTAAGACTCAGGTTCCGGCGATGGATCAAGTGCCTGAGTTTGAGTTTGACGACGATGAGGAGCAGGAGGAGGCTCCTGAGGGCTATCACTACATGCCTGATGGCACTTTGATGGCAGATGAGGACCATGAGGGTGAACGCGCCGCCCCTGATGCTCTTGTTGTGGATGATTTCGTGTCTTGGGATACGTCGGGTGGTCGCGCTCGCGGTCAGATTGAACGTATTGTCCGTGATGGGACAATTGATGTACCTGATAGTGATTTTACGATTGAAGGGACTGAAGATGACCCAGCAGCGCTCATACGGATCTGGCGGGAAGGTGAAGAAGGGCCGGAGGCGTCCGAGACTCTTGTAGGACACAAGTTCTCGACGTTGACGAAGATTGGCTCTTTGCGCTCAATTGCTGTCGAACGGCGACAGGTTGATTTGTCTCCGCCCGCCTACATGAGGGCTGCTGCCCGTCAGGGGCTCCGTTATCACGAGGAGGGTCTCTCGGGTGATGGTTTGCGTTCGCAGACCGTGAGAGAGGCTCGTGCGATGGCTGAGGGCAATGTGAGCGCCGATAAGTGGGTGCGTCTTGCTGCGTGGATTGCTCGTCACTTGGGTGACTTGGATTCTCCTGCTGCGAATCCTGACAATGAGGATTATCCGTCTGCTGGTGTGGTTGCGCATCTTCTGTGGGGTAGTGGACCGTCGAAGGCACGCGCTCGCCGTGCTTTGGAGTATGCGGAACGCATTGTCGCTAGACTGGAAGAAGAGAATAGAGCGCGATTTAGCGTGGAGGCACGAGATATGGCAAAGATTGAAACTCGCATTCAGGCGACTAAATTTGAGCTGCGGGAGCTTGAAAACGGTTCGGGGATGACTTTCTCCGGCTATGCGGCAGTGTTTAACTCTCCGAGTGAACCGTTGCCGTTTAGGGAGAAGATTGCACCGGGCGCTTTCACTCGGTCTTTGAATGCCCGTAACGATATTAAAATGTTGTGGAATCACGAATCAGGTCAGGTGCTTGGTTCGACTCGTGCCGGTACTTTGCGCATGGAGGAAGACTCTTACGGGTTGCGTGTGACTGCTGATCTGCCTGACACGACTGCGGGACGTGACGCGGCGTATTTGTTGAAGCGTGGCGACATTGACAGTATGAGCTTTGGTTTTTCCGTGCCTAAGGATGGCGATGAGTGGTCGGCTGATGGTCAGGAGCGCACACTGAAGTCGGTTCGCCTGCATGAGGTCAGTATTGTTGCTTTCCCGGCGTATGCGGCGACTGCGGGCACGACGATGGTGCGCGGTCTTGATTCGGTTGCGCGTGCTGTGAATGTGGATGCTGACGCGCTTGCGGATGCTGTGTTGAAGATGGAGTCCGGTGCTAATCTTTCCGCTGACGAGGCAAACATGTTGAGTTCGGTGGTAGATCGTTTGACTGAGAAGGAAGAAGCTTCTGAGGACTCGGTTGAGCAGAATGACGCTGACATGTTGGCGTTAAAGAAAAAGAAGCTGGAACTATTGTTGAAAGGTCTTGAATAATGGCTACACGCGAAGAGATTAAAAAAGCAATCCTTGATGTTTCTGGTAATCCTGAGGCGGGCATTGTTCCGGCTTGGGTTGACCGTTGGGCTGACGCGATTGTCGCTTTGGATGCCCCTGTAAAGGCTAAGAAGCCGGAGGTCAAAGAAACTCGTATTATCGCGCCCGAAGAAGAGCGCTAACGAGTTTCCTCCCCAGGTTTACCCCTTTTCCCTGGGGAGTCTTAGGGGGCGGATGGGTTTCGACTAAGAGGGAAGACCACATGTGGGTCCTCTTAGGACAGCGGTTCGACTCCGCTCGCCTCCACTTACATACTTTCAGGTAAAATATAAGCAGGCATTGAGTGTCAGCACCGTGCTATTTAGTCTGCGTCAGCGCGACTGGTAAATGTAACTACTAACAAGGAGATAAATTGTCTGAGTTCATTAAGTCTCAGCAGGAACTCCGCGGAAACCTTACGCACCAGATTCAGGAAGCCCTGGACGCTGCTGAGGAACGCGGTGGTCTTGACGCCGAGACTCTTGAAAAGGTCAACCGGATTGAAGATGAGATCCGTAAGGCCGACGAACTGATTTCTGTTGCCCAGCGCAACGAAGAGCGTAAAGCGGAGACCGCTGAGGCTGCCCGTGGGTTTGTGCCCGAGGCTGCTGAATCGCGTTCTGCTAACGACATCCTGAAGGCCATTGGTCTTGGTGAAATGCGTGGTCACGAGTTCGGACGTGAAGAGCGTACCCTCGTTACCGCGACTGACACTGTGCCCAAGTCGTTCTTCGACCAGGTGTTCCAGGTTGCTCGTCTCGTGGGTCCGATGCTTGAGACTTCGGAGACCATCAACACTACGTCTGGTGAAGACCTCACCATTCCGACCCTGACCGCCTACAGCACTGGCACGATTACTGCTGAGGGTTCTGCTATCTCTGAGAGCGATCCGACCTTCTCCAGCATCACGCTCGGTGCCTACAAGTACTCCTTCCTGATTCCTGTGTCGAGTGAGCTGCTCACTGACGCTGGCTTCAACATGGAGGGTTTGCTTGCTGAGCAGGCTGGTAACGCGATTGGTTTCGCCGTGAACAACGCCCTCACTGTGGGTACTGGAACGGTTGAGCCGAATGGTGTTGTTACCGCTTCGGGTTCGGGTATCACTGGTGGAACTGGCGTCACTGGCGCGTTCACCGCTGACAACCTGATTGACCTGATTTACTCGCTCAACGGCGCTGCTCGTCGCCTGCCTGGTGTTGGCTTCATGGCTAACACTTCTTCGGTTGGTGCGATGCGGAAGCTGAAGGACGACAACGGTCAGTACCTGTACCAGGTTGGTGTGGGACAGCCGGACCAGTTCGCTGGATTCCCGATTTTCGAGAACCCCGCGATGGCCTCGGTTGGGACTTCCGCGAAGAGCGTCCTGTTCGGTCACCTGCCTTCCTACAAGGTGCGTATGGCTGGCGGCCTCCAGGTTGCTTCCTCGACTGACTACGCCTTCAACCAGGACCTGACTTACTACAGGTTCTTGATGCGCGTTGACGGTAACCTGACCCACGCTGGTCACATTAAGCACTTCATTGGGAACGCTGCTTAAGAAATAACACGCAGAGGGGTCGGGCCTTAGTTGCCCGGCCCCTTTTGCATGTATAGGATGCTTTTATGGGTAAAAGCGGAAATCCTGCCTTGCAGGAACAATTAAAGGGCGCGTTTAGCGTTTGGTCTAACAGTTATGACATGCCTACTGGGTATGGGCAGCAGGTTAAGTATCTGATTAACCGTTTAAAGCGTCATGGTCTTGACGTGGCGAACATTAGTAACTTTGGTTTAGAGGGTGCCCGTTCGGTCATTGACACGAAGCACGGTCCTGTGGCGCATTTTCCTCGGTCGTTTCATCCTTATTCGCAGGATACGGCTCCGCTTGACCATATGACGTTTGTGAATGAGGTTGCTGACGGCCCGGATTTTAAGAATGTTTATTTCACTCTTTATGACGTGTGGGTTTTAAACAGTCCTCATTACGACATGATGAAGGATATTTGGTCGTGGACTCCGATTGACCATGTGACTTTGCCTCCGAAGGTGAAGGAATGGTTGATGCGGAAGAATGTGAAGCCGGTTACGATGGCTCCGCATGGAACTCGGTTGTTGGAGAAGGACGGTATTGATTCGGTTTATGTGCCTCACTCTGTTGACACGAAGACGATAAGGGAGTCTTATCAGTTGTCGAATGGTTTAGATGTGCGTGACTATTTTAAGAGCCGTGACAAGTTTGTTGTGGGCATGGTTGCTGCTAATAAGGCGACGGGTCTTGTGCATCGTAAAGCGTTTAATGAGAATCTGATGGCGTTCGCTATCTTCCAGCGGGAACATCCTGATGCGATGTTGTATCTGCATACTGACGCTAAAGGTGGCGGTATTGGTTGGGATTTGCTTGAGATGTTGCAGGCTCTCGGTGTGCCGCCTGAGGCTGTTTCTGTCGTAAACCCTATTGAATACCGCTATGGCTCGAAGGTAAAGGATCTGGCGGCGTATTATTCGGCAATGGATGTGTTGCTCGCTACATCGATGGGGGAAGGTTTCGGTGTGCCGACTATTGAAGCGCAGGCTGTTGGCACTCGCGTGATTGGTTCTGGTTGGGCTGCTACTGAGGATCTTGTTTCTGATGAGTGTTGGCTTGTGCCTGGTAATCCTGTGTGGGATGCGCAGCAGAGGGCTTGGTGGCAGACTCCGCAGGTGCCTGCGATTGTTGAGGCGTTGAAACAGGCTTATGCGTTTGGTAAAACGAAGTCTCCGCAGGCTGTCGAGTTTGCGCAACAGTTCCATACTGAAACAGTGTGGAAGGACTATTGGATGCCGTTGTTGCGGGAGCATTTTAATGCTTAAGGTCTACACGGGTGGAACATTTGATTTGTTCCATAGCGGTCATGTGAACCTGTTAAGGATGTGCGCTGAAATCGGTGAGGTCATCGTGGCATTGAACTCGGATGAGTTCGTGTTTGAATATAAAAAGAAACCAACCATCATGTCTTTCGACGAACGCAAAGCCATCCTGGAATCCTGCCGATATGTAGACCAGGTGATTCCCAATTTCGCCGGTGCGGATTCACGGCCAACCATTGAGACTGTGGCACCTGATGTGATTGCGATTGGTTCCGATTGGGCGCGCAAAGACTATTACGCGCAAATGCAGTTCGACCAGGATTGGTTGGATGAGCGTGGCATTTCTATGATTTATATTCCCTACACGAAGGGGATTTCTACGACAAATCTGAAGTGGCGAAGTGATAACCGTAATAGGCACGTCACCGGATAGGGCTGACTGGGCTGCGGATTCGCTCCGTTCTGTCCCCGGCGATGGGCTTGTCGTGTCTGTGCCGGGGTTTGAGTTGGGGAAAATTCGTTGGGTGTTGGAAAACACTACTTTGGAGCGTTTCTTGTTTATTCAGGATTCGGTTATCGTCTCAAAGTCGCTGTATGCCCGTCTAAGCGTTTTTGATGGTTCTGTAGCGGTTCTGTCCGACCCGGTTCCGTTTGGCTGTTATTTGGGCGTCTATGAGCGCGAAATCTTGGAAAAGGTGGGTCTTCCGAACATTTGTTCAAAGCGTGAGGCGGTTGAGGCTGAGATTTGGTGGACGAAGGCCTACTGTGAGGCCGCGGGGGATGTGCCGGTGTTGTTTCCTCAGTTGAGTGACCGGAATGCGAAACGTCACGCGATTCGTCACGGCAGGGAGAACCTGGTGTTGGAGAATGAGTTTCTGACGAAGTACAAGGGGACGTGGAGGCACGATCAGATTGTTGATTGACGCGGTTACTTTCGGCGGTGAAGTGGATATGTTGCGGGCGCGGTTGGAGACGTTGCCTGCGGATATGTTTGTTGTTGTGGAATCCAATCGGCATTACGCGGGGCAGCCGAAACCCTACACGTTCAATGAAAACCTAGAGGTGTTTGCGAAGTGGATGCCCAAGATTCACTATGTGCGAATCGATGGTCTAGGGTCGGGTGATGCGTGGGCGAACGATTTCCATCAACGTCGAATGGTCGGGGAAATCCTAGACGGTTTGAGGTTGAACGACACGGATCTCGTCTGTGCTTTTGACACGGATGAGTTTTGGGATGTGACGAAATTGCGACCAGAGTTGCACGCATGGCAAATGCCGAAATATCACATGAGTCTGTACTGGTATCACTTCGATGAGGTGACTGGTATTAGTGGCGAATGGCAACATATGAAGGGTCAGGATATTGACCGGCTTCGATGGTCACGGAATAGTTTGCCGAAGATTCACGGCGGATATCATCTTACTTCGATGGGTGACCTGGATTATCTGATTCGGAAAGTGCGAGGGTTTGCCCATCAGGAATATAACCAGCCTGGACTTGAGGACCGGCTAGCGCACTGTTGGGAGCATGGTCACAATTTGGAGGGTGAGCAGTTTCAAGAATTGCTGGATTTGTCTCACTTGCCAGAATGGTTCGGGCGTAGACTTCTGCCATCTGACTGGTATAGGAGGCGGCCTCATGCCGTATAGCGATCCGGACAATAAGGCAACAGTTGAGGGTTGGCTTGCGGAGATTGCTCCGGTTTCCGTGTTGGATGTTGGACCTGGGGCTGGCGCCTATGGGCAAATGTGTCGCCGTATTCCATCCCTTGAGACTTTGGATGCTGTCGAGGCTTGGGAGCCTTATGTTGCCCAATTCGACCTAACTGCTGTTTATGACGAAGTGTTTATTGGTGACGTTCGTGACCATGACAAGTTCGACTATGGCGTTGTTATCTTTGGCGACATTTTGGAACATATGAGCGCGGACGATGCGTTGGCTGTTTATTGGCGGGCGCTCAATCAAGCCGAATGGGTTATCTTCTCGATTCCAATCATTCACCTTCCGCAAGGCGAATATGAGGGAAACCCGTTCGAGGTTCACGTCGAGGAAGATTGGACACATGAAAAGATTCTTGACTGGTTCCCTGAAATTGTGAAGTCAGAGACGTTCCGTGTAACGGGGGTGTATTTGGGCCGTGCTTCCTAATCTGACTGTCCCGGTGTTGAATCGTTATGACTTGTTGCAGGACATGTTTAACAGTATTGATGAGCCGATCGGTGAGCTTGTCGTTATTGATAATGGCGGAGAAGCGGATGCTTTGTTTTTCCCGAGTCTTGCTGAAGAGGTGCATTTTATTCAGTTGCCAAGCAACTTGGGCGTTGCAGCGTCGTGGAATCTTGGTATCAAACTGCTACCACATGCCGACAGGTGGTTTTTCGCCTCGAATGACATGCAGTTTATGCCTGGCAGTATTTCTGAATTTCAGAAAGCGGCCCGTGATGAAGTGACTTTGACGGGTGATGTTCCGCATTGGCAATGTTTTGCAGTTGGCGATACTGTTGTTGAGGAGATAGGACTATTTGATGAAGCTCTCTATCCAGCATATTTTGAAGACAACGACTATCGTCGTCGAGCGGAAGCGGCGGGGTTCACTGTGCGTATGTTGCCTATCAAAACAAGTCATCAAAATTCCTCTACTATCAAAAGTGATGAGTTTTACAACGCTCGTAACTCGATAACCTTTGCTTACAATCAGCATTACTATGCTGACAAGGTGGCGCGGCAGGACATGTCTGAGGGTGGCTGGAAGTTGCATCGTAGGCGTGAGGCTTCTTGGGACAAGCCACGATAAACTAGACGAGGAGGTTTACTGTGGCACTTGTTAATGCTTATACGACTTTGGCGGCTGTGAAGCGGTCGCTTTCTATTACTGACGATGTTGATAACGACCTTTTAGAGTTGTGCATTAACTCGGCTTCGCGTGCGATTGACAATATGACTGAGCGCACGTTCTTCCAGGGAACTGCTACTCGGGTGTTTGTGCCGGATGATTCTTTCTTCTGTCCGATTGATGACTTATACACGTTGACGACGTTGAAGACTTCTGATGATGCTGATCAGGACTTTGACATTGTGTGGACGAGCACTGACTATCAGTTGGAGCCTCTGAATGGGTCTCTAAACGGCACAGAATGGCCCTACACGGGCATTCGCGCTGTCGGTGACTATCTGTGGCCTACGGTCGGTTCTGAGGCTACTGTGCAGGTTACAGGCGTGTTTGGGTGGCCTTCTGTTCCTACTGCTATCGAGCAGGCGACTATTTTGCAGTCGGCTCGGTATTTTAAACGTGCGGACAGTCCGATGGGTGTGGCTGGCTTTGATGCGATGGGTGTTGTGCGACTGTCGAACGTGGACCCTGACATTTATACGCTGTTGGAGCCGTACAAGAAGATTCGGATGTATTAATGCCTCTTTCTATTGAGGACATTCGTGACGGGTTAGCGACAAACCTTGCCACGATTAGTGGTTTGCGTACTTCTGGTGATGTGCCGGATAATCCGAACCCCCCGCAGGCTGTCGTCTTCTTGGAAACTGTCGATTATGACGAGGCTTTCCAGGGTGGGCTGACGACGCTCATGTTTAAGGTAATGGTGATTGTTTCGCGGGCGGATGATCGTACTGCGCAGCGCAAATTGAATGAATACATTTCGCCGGACGGGGCTCGGAGTATCAAGAGCGCGGTAGAATCGGATAGGAGCCTTGGTGGTTTAGTGCAGACTTTACGACTGACTACTATGACTTCTTTAGGCTCTACAATAGTTAGTGAACAAGAATATATGGCTGTGGAGTTTTCTGTAGCCGTCTATGCATAAGGAGAATAATTTTGGCTAAGTACGTTGTTACTGGAACGTCAGTTACTTTGAACGGTTCTGACATCTCAGCCAACACTGCACGCGCTGAGCTTGTCATCAACGCTGCTGAGGTTGACACGACTGACTTTGGTTCGGGTGGATTCACTGAGGTTATCGGTGGGTTGCAGTCCGGTCAGGTTACGCTCGACTTCCACAATGACTTCGGTGCAGGTGGCGTTTCTAACTTGCTGAAGGACCTTGTTGGAACTATCGGTACTGTGGTGATTGACCCGACTGGTGCTGGTGCTGGCGCGACGAACCCTGTGTACACTGCTGAGGTGCTCATTTCTTCCTTCACTCCGATTGCCGGAGCTGTGGGAGACCTGGCTACCTTCTCGGTGACGTTCCCGACCAGCGGATCGGTTACCTTCGCCACTGCTTAATTAGTGTAGGCTGACGCTTATGAGAATCAACCTGCATTTGGAATACAGTGACGGCACGGAACGTGACGTGATTTGCAACGCTGCTGATTTGGTGGCGTTTGAGGAAAAGTTCGGTGTGAGTATCGTCAAGCTTGGTGACGAGCCTCGTATTGGATGGCTTCTCTACCTTGGTTGGCATTCTGAGAAACGGACGGGTAACACGAAGGAAGACTACGAGAAGTGGTTGGAGAGCGTGGAGGCTGTTCGGGATTCTGAGTCCGACCCAAAATAGAAGGTCTCGGTGAGTCTTCAGCGCATTGGTGGATTGCGGGGCTTGCTGTTGAGACTGGGATTAGTCCTCGGGAGTTGATGGCTCTTGATGACCGGATGTTATGGACCATGCATAGATGGTTAGTGGCTAAGAACTTGCCGCATTAATAGGAGGCCGCCCCTTCGGGGGCGGTTTTCTGTTCGGTAGAATAGTAGAGGATTGGCGGTGTTCTGTGGCGGTTCAAGATCAAGCGACTCTGGTCATTAGTGACTATAAGGCTCTCATTCGTGAGTTGAATAAGATTGAGCCTGAGCTTGTGAAGCAGCTTAAGGGTGAGTTGAAGCAGATTGCGGAGATTCCTCGTAAGGCTATTCGTGCTGAGATTCCGAGTCGTCCTCCGATTAGGGGTATGAAGAGGGTTTTGTCGCCCGTGGGTAAGACGTGGAATACGCGCCGTCAGGCTCGGACTGTGACGATTAAAACGAAGTCTCCGAAGCGTGCTGTTGGTTTTGGTACAAAGAATGCGGGGATTGTTTCTCTTGTGATTTCTTCTCCGGCGACGATTATTGCTGATATGGCTGGTCGTGGGAAGATGAAGGCCAGTATTGATGGTCAGAAGACTGACTGGTATGTGTATCCGAATGCGAAGGGTACGACGGAGAATACTCGGCCTGGTCAGCGTCGTCACCGTGTTAATGGTCAGGGTCGGGCGATGATTACTGCTTTGGGTGGTAGTCCGTCTCGGTTTGCTTACCCTGCTGTTGAAGAGGTGATGCCTGAGACTGCTCAACGTGTGAGTGAGGTTATTGAGGAGTTTACTCAGATTGTTGAGAGGAAAATAAATGGCTAAGAACCGTAACATCAAGATTGATCTTGTTCTTGGTCTTAAGGGCAAGGGTGTTGATGAGGCTGTTAAGGATGTTCAGAAGCTTGGTAAGAACATTCAGACGCTTTCGGGTACGGCTATTAAGGCTGCTGCTGCTTTTGCGGCGTTTAAGGGTGCGGCTGTTCTTGGTGATTTTGCTAAACAGTCTGTTACTGAGGCGCAGAGTATTGAGCGTGGTCTTGCTGCGTTAGGGACTGTGTTTGGTGAGCAGGGTCCTGAGATGTTGAAGTTTGCTCAGGGTGCTTCTGAAATTGGTTTGTCAATGACGGAGGCTGCGAAGGCCTCTACGTTCCTTGGTTCTGTGTTGAAGCAGTCTGGTTTTGCTATTGATGAGACTGCAGAGTTGACGCAACGTCTTGTGCGTTTAGCGAATGACTTGGCTATTACTTATCAGTACGACGTTCAAGAAGCGTTGCTGGCAATGACAGCACTGTTCCGTGGTGAGTATGACCCGATTGAGAAGTTCGGTGTCGCCATGAAGCAGAACGAAATTGAGGGTGTCAAGCTTGAGCGTGGTTTAGATAAGTTGACGGGTCGTGCTGAGATTTTCGCTGATCAGCAGATTCGGTTGGAGTTGTTGTTCCAGCGTGCCACGGATGCTGAGGGTGCGTATACCCGTCAAACGGAGACGTTGTTTGTGCGTCAACAGCAGTTGGCTGCGGTGTTTAAGAATGTGCAGGCGACGGTTGGTTTGGCTCTTACTCCGTCGTTGGAGAAGCTTACTTATGCGATGATTCCGGTTGTTGAACAGTTGACTCCAGTGATGATTCAGTTGTTCCAGGGTCTTGTTGAAGTTGTTAACCGTGTGGTGGCGAACAAGGACCAGTTGATTGGTGTGGTGTTTGGCCTTATCAATATCTTTGGCGGTCTTATCAAGATTGTGTTCCGTGCAACGCAACACATTGTTGAGCACATTAACGTCTACAAGAATCTTGCAATCGCGTTTGGGGCGATTGTTGTTGGCGTGAAACTGTTTGGGGTAATGATTACTGCCATTCAGGGGGCGACGGTTGCTGCCCGCCTGTTGAATATCCAGTTGTCTTTGACGAATAAGCAATTGCGGATTATGAAGTTGCGTCTTGCTGCGACTGGTCTTGGGTTGATTGCTCTTGGTGTGGGTGCTGCCGCTGTCGGCATTATGGGTCTTACGAGTGAGGTTGAGGATGCTATTCCTGAGCTTGAAGAGCTGGAACACGTTGACATGGAAGCTCTCATGGCTGAAATGGCTGGGGCTACTTCTGTCGCGCAGGACTTTAGCGAGTCTTTGGATGAGGTTGCTACTGCTGGTGCGGGTGTGCAGGATGCTGTTGGTAAGTTTTACGGCAATCTTGAGAATGAGATTCTTAAACAGCGTGCGAAACTGCAGTTGGAGGCTTTGGGGGCTTCTGAGGGGCTAATTAGTGCTGTTCTTGGGTCTGGTGAGGAATGGTATCGGGTTTTCGCTGATGTGACTCGTCGTGGCGCTGAGTCGGTTCGTGAAGTGCAGGCTATGTTTGCGCAGACTCCTGCTGGATTTGATGAGGCAATGCAGGAGTTTGAGGAGCAACAGCGTAAGTTTGAACAGTTTAAGAAGGCTGCGCTTGATGCTAAGGATGCGCTTGTTGACTTTGTGCGTGGCTTTGAGATTTTGCCGACTATTGAACGTGAGTTGGGTCGGTTTGAGCAGGCTGCTGTCACTCAGTTGTCGAACATTGAAGAGCGTTTAGATGGGGCGTTTGACAATGGTTATTTGTTGCAGGAGTCGTATAACAATCTTCGGGATTATGCGCGTCAAGAGTTCCAGGTTCTTGCGCAGATTGAACGGCAACGTGATGATTTGTTGCGTCGTAGGGATGCTGCTGACCGTTTAATTAACTCGGTTAATGATGCCGTGTTGAGTAGTGGTCGTCTTGTGAACGTGTTGCGTGATGTGCAGACGGAAACGCAGAACGTTGACATGGTGAAGGTTGTTAAGGACACGATTAAAGAAGCGTCTGGGCTTCGTGAGTTTGAGGTGATTCTTACTTCAGCTGTAATTCAGCCGATTGAGGAGGTGCAGTCGAAGTCTCAACAGCTTGTGCAGGGTTATCAGAACATTGTGGATCGTACTCGTCGTTTTGTTGAGAACATGAAGGCTTTGCGTCAGCTTGGTCTTGACCCGCAGTTGTTTAATGAGCTGGTTGAGGCTGGTGTTGATGCTGGTGGTGCGACTGCTGAGGCTCTTATTGAGGGCGGGTCGGACACTGTTCGTGAAGTGAACTCTTTGTTTGCTGAGTTGAATTCTCTTGGTGAGGAACTCGGTGAGGAGACTGCTCAGGTCATGTATGGGCAGGGTGAATCGTTTGTCGATGGGATTGTTGCGGGTCTTGAGGCTCAGGCTTCGCAATTAGAAGAACAAGCTATTGCTCTCGCCGGTGCGTTCACCGAGTCTTTTGAGGCTTTGCTGATTTCTGGTATTGAGATTGCTATTGCTAAAGCTCAATTGGCTTTGGGGAAGATGCCGACCTTAGAAGGAATGCCTAGCTTTACCGGCGGTGGCGGTGGCAATGGTGGTGGCGTAGGGGGCGCTGGTGGTTCTGGCGGTCAAAAGCCAATGTTTGCTACGCCCGAAACAGTCCAAGCTATGGTGAATAAACGCCGTCAAGAAGTTGAG